AACTGAACGGCGTTCCCGACGCGACTACCAAATTCACGGTCAGCCCGTCCGTGCAGCAAAAGCTCGAGAGTCGCATTCAGCAATCGAGCGCGTTCCTGCAACGAATCAACATGATCGGCGTCGACCCGCAAAGCGGTGAAAAGGTCGGGCTCGGCATCGGCCAGCCGATCGCGAGCACGACCGACACGAGCAAGCAGGATCGCGCGCCGATCGATCCGACGAGCCTCGACAGCAACGGCTACGTCTGCACGCAGACCAATTTCGATACGGCGATTCGCTATTCGCGCCTCGACGCGTGGGCGCACCTGCCCGATTTCCAGACGCGCATCCGCGATGCCATCGTGCAGCGCACCGCGCTCGATCGTATCTGCGTCGGCTTCAATGGCAAGTCGCGCGCGGCCACGTCCGACCGTGCGGCGAACCCGCTCCTGCAAGATGTGAACATCGGCTGGTTGCAGAAATATCGCCTCAACGCGGCCGATCGCGTGATGCACGAAGTGGTCAAGGATTCGAACAAGGTCAAGGTTGGGAACGTCGTCGGCGCCGATTACAAGAACCTCGACGCGCTCGTGATCGACGCTTTGCAACTGCTCGACGAGTGGTATCGCGACGATCCGTCGGTGGTCGTCGTGATGGGTAGCGGCCTGCTGCATGACAAGTATTTCCCGCTCGTGAACGGTGCGAATGTCGCGACCGAACAGGCGGCGCTCGATCTCGTCATCAGCGGCAAGCGCGTCGGCGGCAAGCAGGCGGTTACGGCGCCGTTCGTGCCGCAAAACACGCTGATGGTGACGCGCCTGGACAACCTGTCGATTTATTTCCAGAACGGCGGCCGCCGCCGCTCGCTGATCGACAACCCGAAGCGCGATCAAATCGAAAACTACGAGTCGAGCAACGAAGCGTATGTGGTCGAGGACTACGGTTGCGGCGCGATCGTGGAAAACATCGAAATCGAGCCGGTAGCCTGACCATGACGAGCCCCGCACGTCGACACCAACAGCGCATCCGCGCTGCGCAGGCGGCCGCCTCGGCCGAGCCCGGCCAGTCGTTGGCGGGCGCGAGCCAATACGAGCTGATGCTCGTCAAGCTCGTGACCGACAAGCGGCGGTTGAAGTCGATTCAATCCGTCGCGCGAAAGATCGAAGTGAAGCGCGAAGTGCTGCCCGAGTACGACGCATACGTATCGGGCGCGCTCGCCGGCGGGCGGGGCGGTCAAGACGACGTGCTGATGACGGTCATGATCTGGCGCATCGACGCGGGCGACTACGTCGGCGCGCTGGAAATCGCTCGATACGCGCTGCGCTACGGCCTGACGCTGCCGGATCAATACGAGCGCTCGGTCGGCGCGGCCGTCGCGGAGGAATTTGCGACGGCGGCATTGGTCGCCGCGAAGAATGACGAGCCGTTCGTCATCGAACACCTTGTCGAAATCCTCGACCTGACGGCCGACCTCGACATGCACGACCAGATTCGCGCGAAGCTGCTCAAGGCGATCGGCATGACGGCGATGAACCTGATCGGCGACGACAAGCTCGACGACCCCGACGATTGGGGACGCGCGGCGCAGGCCGTGCAGAACTTCAAAGCCGCACTGTCGCTCGACGACCGCGCCGGCGTGAAACAGAACATTGCTCGACTGGAAGCCCTGTTGAGCGATGCGGACGGCCGCCGTAAGGCCGCCCGCACGTAAAGAGCCCACCCCGGCAAGGCGGCGCCGGCGTTCCTGATCCCTACACCTGACGGCAACGGGACACGAACGCCGGCCCACCGCCTCCTATATTTGAGTGACGGTCATGAGTAGCTTTATCGCCCCCGCACGAACGACCTCGGCAGGCGCACCGGGCGCCGGCGCGACGATCCTCAATGATGGATGGTTTCCTGACATCGACATCAACGATCTGCGCGAGTCGACGAAGCTCGACGGAACCGTGACGGCCGAGCGCCTTCGGCGCGCCGTAATCGAGGCGATATCGACCGTGAACAACGACCTTGCGGAGTGGCAGGCGACGCAGTCCGCGGCCGGCCACACCGATCTCGCGTCTGTCCCCGCGAAGAAGGTCGACGGTGTCAGCGTTCAAGTTTCCCGCTACGTGCGAGCCGTCTATAGCCTGACGCATGCGGATATCACGGAGAAATACGCCGGATACGACTCGACGAAGTCGGGCGGCCAGAAGGCTGAAAACCTCGAAGACACGGTATGCACGTCGCGACGCAATGCGCGATGGGCGATGAACGACATTCGCGGCATTCGCCGCAGCACGATCGATCTGATCTGATGAATGATCCGATGAAGAAACTCTATTCCTACCGTGCCGAGCTGACGTTTCGCGCGAGTGTGGGCGAAGCTCTGCGGTCGATTGTCATGCGGTGCTTGCCCGCAGTGCTGCGCGTGCCGTATCGAGTCCGGCTCATGCCCGCGCCGCGTGAAATCGACCGCCCGCCGCTCGGGCGCGCTTGGTTCCGTGTCGAGCGGCGAGTCGCGCTCATTTTTTGGCGCGAGATCGGGGCCTGTAGCTTTGGCGACATGACCGGCGTGCAAGCGGCGATTTCTGAAGATGTGATGCGGCGTCGCATCAAGCGACTACGGCCGACGGTCGTTGCACAGGCGGACGCCGACGGAAGGCTGTCGGACTGAGTCGACTAACGGAGGATTCACGATGCTGTCGAAACTTCTCGCATGGATTCAGGGCGCGCGCTGGCGCCGCTCGCTGTCGCATTGCCTCGAAGGGCTCGCGATTCAGGTTCCGATGACGCTCGCCACCGGCAACGCATGGTTCGGCGCCGCGTCGGTGGTCGTCTGGTACTGGTCGCGCAAGACGGCGGAAATGCAGTTTGCCGCGAAGGGCGCAGCGTCGACGGTTACGGTCTGGAACGTCGGTCTGTTCCCGTGGCAGTGGGACCGATGGAAGGTGGTCGATGTGCTGATGCCGGCCGCTTCGTCGTTCCTGCTGGCCGCGTGTGTTGCAGCGCTTCAACGATGAACGTCGCCGCGCAACAGGGCGACACGGTCGACCTGATCTGCTGGCGGTACTACGGCCGAACGGATGGGACCGTCGAAGCGGTGCTCGAAGCGAATGCGGGCCTTGCCGATTTCGGCGTCGTCATCCCGATGGGGACGATTGTCTACCTGCCCGATATCGAAACCGTCGCGAGCACGGCCCCGCTCGTGCAATTGTTTGATTGACCTTGGGAGAGCTGGCGAAATGGCCGAACCGAACACCACTACCGCCGCAGCGTTGTCGGCCGCCATCGGGGTCGCCGGCCTTGCGCCGGGCATCGACGGTAACGCCCTGATCGGCGCTTTTACCGGCGCGGCGCTTGTCGTTGTCACGTCGAAGGAAATCGGCGTGTTCACGCGCATCGCATACATGCTGATTTCGCTCGTGATGGGCTACATCGCGGCGCCGGAAATCGTCAACGTGACGCCGATTCACTCGACCGGCGTTGCGGCGTTCTTCGCGGCCGCGCTGGTCATCACGGTCACGTTGCAGCTTATCGACCGGCTCAAATCCGCCGACCTGCTCGCGTTCCTGAAAAAAGGGGAGTGACAGCCATGCACATCTCGTTTGCCGTTGTTGCGCTCGCTGCGCACTTCGCCGCGCTCGTGCGTGTGCTGACCTACCGACGCAATGGCGCGCGCCATCGCTATCACGTGTCTTGGGTCGCATGGGCGATCGTGGTCGTATCTGGCGGGGCGTCGATCGATTTGGCGTTGCACGTCGAGCAAGTCGATTTCTTCGATGCGGCGACCGCCGCGCTTATCGCGCTGTTTGTGTTTGCGTCGCGTGGCAATGTCGCGCGGCTTTTGCGGAGTGAACAATCATGAAAACGCATCGCCTCGGCGACTACGGCGACGATGTCGGGCTGCTTCAAAGGCGTCTTACCCGCGCCGGCTTCCCGGTCGACGTGACGCACGTCTACGATGACGCGACCGAAGCGGCGGTCAGGGCTATTCAGAAAAAAACCGGCCTCGTCGATGACGGCATCGCCGGGCCGAAGACGCTCGCGGCGATCGCGACCGGCCGGCGCGACCCAAAACACCTCGCCGACGCCGATATCGTGAGCGCGGCCGACCGGCTCGGCGTGCCGATCGCATGCGTGCGGGCGGTCAACGAGGTGGAATCGACCGGGTCGGGTTTCTTGGCCGACGGCCGGCCGAAAATCCTGTTCGAGCGCCACATTTTCTGGAAGCGCCTCGAAGCGCGCGGCATCGATCCGGCGCCCGTCGCGGCGAAGTACCCGAATGTCTGCTCGCAGGCGACCGGCGGCTATCAGGGCGGCGCAGCCGAATACACGCGACTCGGGGTCGCCGAGCTGATCGGCGACGCCGGCGCCACCGTCGCCGCGTACGAATCGGCGAGCTGGGGCGCCTTTCAGGTGATGGGCTACCACTGGGAACGGCTCGGCTATTCCGGCGTCGACGACTTCGTCGCACGGATGGAGAACGGCGAAGGCGATCAACTCGACGCGTTCGTGCGCTATGTCGCAGCCGATCCGGCGCTCGTCGCAGCGCTCAAGGGGCGCAAGTGGGCGGTATTCGCGCGCGGCTACAACGGCCCGGCCTACGCGCGGAACCTGTACGACGTGAAGCTCGCGCGGGCGTATGACAAGTACGCCGACGCGGCGAAGGCGGTCGCATGAACCCGCTCGCCGTGAAGCTCGTCGCCGGCGCGGCCGCGCTCGCGCTGCTCGCCGGCGGTGCGCTCTACGTTCGGGCGCTGCGCGCCGAGCTGGCGGCCGCGCGTGGTCAGGTCGCATGTGCCGGGCAGGCGGTCGCAGGGCGCGACAGCGTCATTGGCGCGCTGCGGCAGGATGCCGGTGACAAGGCACACCAACAGCAGCAACTCGACGTGTCGACCGACAAGGTCGCGACGAAGCTCGCGGCCGCACGCGAAGAAATCCGCAAGGTGATCCATGAAAACCCGACTGTCCGCTCGTGGGCTGATACCCCTTTGCCTGCTGACGTTGTCCGCTTGTCAGCAAGCCCCACTTACACCGGCGCCGATGCTTTCGGTGCTGCAATGCCAGCCGATCAGCCGGTGCACGCTGCCGGCGATGGCCCCGCGCACTAACGGCGAGCTGCACGACGCTTTCGAAGCGGCGAAGGGCGCATGGGGCGCGTGTGCGGCCAAGGTCGACATGGTCGTCGACTGCCAGGCCAAAGCGCAGGCGAAAATTGACGCCGAAATGGGGCAGGCCAACCATGAATAAGCCGGCGAGTCTCCGCGCCGCAATCGAGGGGGCGATTCCCGCGCTCGCGGAAAATCCGGAGCGGTTGACGGTGTTCATCGATCGCGGCTCGATCGCGGCGACCGGCGCGAAGGGCTTGTCGTTCGAATACCGGTACGTGTGTCATTTGCTGCTGCTCGAATTCGCCGGCGACTCCGACGAGCTGTTTCTCACGATCCTCGAATGGGTACGAGCGAACCAGCCCGATTTGTTGCTCAATCCGGACGAGCGACCGCACGGCATCACATACGAGACGGACATTCTCGACAATGAAATGACCGACGTGTCGATCAAACTCCAACTGACCGAAAGCGTCGTCGTCAAGGTAAACGACGACGGCTCGCGCACGATCGAGCACGTCGACGATTCGAAGCATCCGGACGCGATCACGTGGACGGGCCAGCCGTGGACGAACTGACCGCCGTCGAGACGTTGCTGTCCGGCCTGCTCACGCGTCTAGAGCCCGCAGGCCGAGTCGCAGCCATGCGCGACGTTGCGCGGACACTGCGTCGCAGCCAGCAGCAACGCATCGCCGGCCAGAAGAACCCTGACGGGACCGCGTACGATGCCCGTAAGTCGCGCGCGAAGCCCGGCGGCCGGCAACGCGACAAGCGCGGCCGCGTCAAGCGGGCGGCAATGTTCGTCAAGATGCGCACGGGACGTTTCCTGAAAATCGAGACGAACGCGACCGGCCTCGCGATCGGCTTTGACGGTCGCGTGGCGCGGCTGGCCCGCATTCACCAGTTCGGCGAGCGCAGTCGCGTCGCGCCCGGCGGCCCGGAATACAAATACCCGGCGCGCGTGCTGCTCGGTCTGACGGAGGCCGAGCGCGAGCTGATACGCGACCTGTTGCTCAAGCACATCACGAAATAGCCCCGGCCGCCGGGGCTTTTTTGTACCCGCGACGCTCACACGGGGCGGCACTCGCCTCGCGCGTGCGCGGCCGGCAACATGGCCGGCATGGACGCTAACGAAATTCAGCGACAGGCACGTAACGCCGTTCGCAAGGGCTCGATCCTCGACGTAGACCACGGCGCGGCGCTTTGCCGTGTGTCGGTCGGCGACCCGGACGACGAAAGCGGCTCGCTTCAAACGAACTGGATTCCTTGGTTTGCGCTCGCGGCCGGTAACACGCGTGACTGGCGCGCGCCGACTAAGGGTGAACAGGTCATGCTCCTTTGCCCGATGGGCGACCCCGCGCAGGGCGTCGCGCTCTGCGGCATCTACTCCGATGCATTTCCCGCGCCCGACCGTAGTCCGAACACCGACGTTCGCACGTACCGCGATGGCGCCGTCGTCGTGTACGACGATGCCGCGCACGTGCTCGGCGTTGACCTGCCGGCCGGAGCAACCATCAACGTGACGGCGCCGGGCGCGGTCAACGTCAACACGCAAACCGCCACGGTCACGGCCGACCACGTCACGCTCGACGCGGACGTGACCGTGACGCGATCGATGACCGTCGAAGGCCCGTTCACGTTCCAATCCGGTGCGAACGGGCGCGCGGGCGAAGAGGGTGGCCCGACGATGCGAATCGACGGGCCAGCCGACTTCACTGGCGCAGTGACGTCGATGGGGATCAGCCTGCCGCATCACACGCACCGCGAACAGGGCGACGGCAACGACGTGAGCGAACCGAAATGAAAGGGATGAACGCAGCGACCGGCCGCGAGATCGCCGACCTCGATCACCTCTATCAATCGGTCGGAAAGATCATTTCGACGCCGCTCGCCTCGTGCGTGAAGCGGCGGCTATTCGGTTCCGACCTGTTCGGGCAGGTCGACGCGCCGAACAACGGCGCCGAGCGCACGCGCCTCTATGCGGCGATTGCGACCGCGCTGATGCGCTGGGAGCCGCGGCTCGTACTGACCCGTGTGCAGCTCACGAGTGATGACGGCACGGAAGGCGAAGCATTCGCCGGTAAGCAGTACGTCGATATCGAGGGTTACACGACCGTATCGGGCGATGCCGTGCGTGCGCGTATTCCGCTTGACCGGGGGAACGTCGCATGACCACGTCAGCATTGATCGACCTGTCGAGCCTCCCGCTACCGGACGCGCTCGAAGTGCTCGACTTCGAAACCATCTACGCGACACGCAAGGCGGCGATGGTTTCGCTCTGGCCGGCCGATGAACAGGCCGAGATTGCCGCGACCCTCGAACTCGAATCGGAGCCGCTCACGCGGCTCTTGCAAGAAAACAGCTATCGCGAGTTGGTTTGGCGTCAGCGTGTCAATGACGCCGTGCGCGCCGTGATGCTGGCGTTCGCGATGGGGAACGATCTAGAACAGCGCGCGGCGCTGTTCGGCCTGATGCGCCTGATTGTCACGCCGGCTGATACGGCGAACAACGTCGATGCTGTCATGGAAAGCGACGACAGCTTGCGCGAGCGCATTCAGCTCGCGCCGCAGGGATTTAGCGTCGCAGGTCCGTCGGCCGCGTACATCACGAAGGCGCGCGCCGTCGACGGCCGCATCATCGACGCTCAGACATCGCGGCCGCAACCGGGAGACGTGCTCGTGTCGCTGCTGTCGAGCGAAGGCGACGGGACGGCATCCGCCGACCTGTGCCGTGCGGTCGAGATTGCCCTTAGTGCCGAAGATCAGCGCCCCTTGAACGACACCGTATTCGTCAAATCGGCGGAGATTGTTCGCTATCGCATCCATGCGAAGTGTTACACGCGTACGGCCGTCGGCGCCGATGTGCTGATTGCGCAGGCGAAGGTGAACGCGCAGGCATACGCGGACAAGGTGCATCGAATTGGGATCGGCGTCGCCGAATCAGCGATCAAGGGCGTCTGTCAGGCGGCTGGACTGTCGCGTACCGAACTGATCGAGCCCGCCGGCGATATCGCGATCGACCGAACGCAAGCATCGTATTGCGTCGAAGTGGTCATCGAGTACGGGGGCATTTATGCATAAGCTGCTGCCGCCCAATGCGACGCCGCTGGAAGTGCGCACCGCGAACGCGCTCGCGGCCGTCGACACGTTGCCGATTCCGATTCGCGACTACTGGAACCCGGACAAATGCCCGGCCGCGTTCCTGCCGTATCTGGCGGCCGAAGTGTCGGTGGACGGTTGGGAACTGGCTGAATCGGACGATGCCCGGCGCTCGCTGATCAAATCCGCGATCCAGTTGCACCAGAAGCGCGGCACCCCATGGGCGATTCGCGAGGTGATTCGCCGGCTCGGTTTCGGTGAGGTGACTTTGATCGAGGGGCGCGGCGTTCGCCGGCGGGATGGCACAGCGCGACGTAATGGCGACTATCTGCACGGCGACCCGACGGCATGGGCGCAATACATCGTCAAGCTGAATCAGCCCATCACACGCGATCAAGCGGAAAACCTGAAAGCCGTTCTCGAGCGCTATGCACCGCAACGCTCGATGCTGGCCGCGCTCGACTATAGCGCGGCGCCTATTCGACACAACGGCATTGCAAAGCGCAACGGCCAGTACAACAGAGGGAGTGCGACGTAATGGCGAATCTCGCAGAAAAATCGCAGTGGGAAGACGGGATTTACCAGCTCGAAGCGTCCGATCCGGTCGTGGGCGGCCCCGAAGGTATCGACAATCTTCAGCCGCGCCAGCTCGCGAACCGCACTCGCTACCTGAAAGATCAGCAGGAGGCGCATGCGGCCGCACCGAATCCGCACCCGCAATATGCGAAGAACGATTCCCCGGCGTTCACGGGAACGCCGCAAACGCCGCAGGCGCCGCAGTTCGATAACACGACGAAGGTCGCGTCAACGTCGTTCGTACAGCGTGCGCTCGGCAACTTTGCGAACGTGCAGGTTGTGTCCGGCGCCGACACCGCGCTGAACCCGTCCGCGTACGGTTGCGCCATTCAAATCGGCGGCGCATCGTGCGTTATTACCCTGCCGTCGGGCAACAGTGCAAACGCAGGTAGTGCGATTCTGTTCTATGCCCAAGGCGCCGCAGGGCAGACGTATACGATCAAGACGCAAGCCGGCGGCTTCATCTATGCACCGGGCGCCGGATATGGTACGACGAACACGTCGATCACCCTCGGGACGAACGATAGCGTTTTGCTCGTGAACCGCAGCGGCGCAGAATGGGACGTCGTCGATGGGTCGTGGATTCTGACGAACGAAGCAATCAACTTCAACGGCCGGCAAACCAGCGTGACGCCGGTGCAGTTCGATAGCTCAGCGAAGCTGGCGACGACTGCATTCGTGCAGCGCGCACTCGGTGGATTTCAAGCGCGGAAATACATCACCGGTACCGGTGTATTGGCCAATGCAGACTCGGGTTCATGGATTGAGGCGGGCGGCAATGGCCCGTCGACGATCACGTTGCCGTCGCCGACCGGTGACAATCTCGTGTTCCGTATCACGAACGTGACGAACAACGGCGCGACGCTGACGATCAGCACGCCGTCCGGCTATATCGTCGACCAAGGCGCCAGCGTGTCGAGCATCAACGTCGACTCCCGGGCGACGGTCGCGCTCGCATCCGATGGTTCGAACTGGATTGTATTGAGCCACTACTCGCGGAGTCAGACCGGGCAAACGGCGAGCCAATTCGACAGCAGCACGCGACTCGCGACGACTGCGTTTGTACAGCGTGCGCTCGGCTCTTTCGCCGGCTTTCTGGGCATCAACGCCAGTACGACGCTATCGGCGGCACAAGCCGGATTCGCGATTCAGAGTTTCGGCAGCGGCGAGATTACCGCGACGTTGCCCGCTGGCGCTGACATGCAACTCGGGACGTGCATTACGTTCTTCAACGGTAGCGGTTCGGTATTCAACATCGCGGCCAAGTCGAACGATTTCATTATCGGCGGCACAAGCCGCGTGCAGAGCGTTGTACTGCAAAAGGGCGACAACCTCGTTTTGATGTCGCGCGGTTCGAACGAATGGGACATCGTCGGGGGCTCGGCAGCACTGCAATATGCGCAGACGGCGGGCGCGACCGCACCGCAGTTCGACAACGGCGCGAAGCTCGCGACCACTGCGTTTGTACAGCGCGCGCTTGGCAACTATGCCGGGTTCATGTCGTTCACCGCATCAACGGCGTTGACCGCCGCGAATGCTGGCGGCATCGTGAATTTCTACGGCGGTACGGCGGCCCAGGTCATCACCTTGCCGGCCGCGTCGAGCGTCGCCGCTGGCGCGGGCTTCTATTTCGTCAATACTGGCACGGTTGAAGTGTCCGTAAGCCGGGCTGGAACGGACACGTTTTCACTACCGGGAAAGACGATCGCTTCTGTCGCTTTGCAGCCGGGCGACGAACTTTTCGCGTACGCAGCGAACAGCGGCACGCAATGGGTGATCGGCGGCTCGGCAGCTCGGCAGTTCAACGCGACGCTCGGGCTGACTGCGCCCCTCGGCGACAACACGCAAAAGGTCGCGACTATGGCCGCAGTGGCGGCCGCCGGTATGCATTTTCCACAATCGAGCGGTATCGGCATTGCGGCCAACACTGTTTTGACAGCGGGGCAGATTAACCAGTGGGTCGAGTTCAGTAACGCGAATCTGACTGCGACGTTGCCGCTTTCCTCGTCTGTTCCGTATGGGTCGACCTTCACTTTCAAGGTCGGCTATGCGGGATCGAAGATTGCCGTACAGGGAAACGACAAGATCAATACCGCGCTTTCCAGCGTCGGGACGACGTATGCACCGAACGTTGGCGAAACCTGCACCCTTGTGTCGAATGGCGGCCCCGGCTGGTACGTGGTTTCAAGCGGAGTCGGTGGAAGCGGGTTCCTCGCAGGGCGAGTCGGTACGGTATCGCAGGGCGTTCCCGGCGGTGCGATGGCAGTCGGAGAGACGCGCGCCAATACGCTGACGTTCACGGCACCATGCGCCGGCCGCGTCTTGGCGATCGCATCCGTTACGCCGGCGACGCAACAGAACGTAGCGGTTGAGAACCGGCTTTCGATCAACGGCGCCAGTGTCAGCGATCGAACCTACGGCGCGCAATTCGACGCGACGGCCGCGACGGCCACGGCGGGGCAGGTCATGACCGTCCAGCAGCAGTGCATTGCGAATGATGGCGGCTCTCCCGGCCAGCCGTTCACGATGCAACTTTCCTACATCTTCTTGCCGGGCCAATAACCGCCATGTTCTACACGCTCACATACCGGACAGACGGAACGATCACCGGGTATTGCAAGTACTCCGAGCCGCAGGACGTGCTGCCGTCAGACCAAATCGAATGCACCGAAGACCAATACAACAACTGGCAGTCGTGCGTTGTAGCCGACGGCGCGGTTTCCGTGTCGGCAGAAAAGGCGCTTGCAGTCGCGAAAGCTGACAAGACGGCGCAGCTATCGGCCCGATGTGCGGCGGAAATTGCAAGCGGCTTCGCGTCGGCAGCGCTCGGCATCGACACGTTCTATCCGACGACGGACAACGATCAGCGCAACCTGCAAAGCTCTGCATTGGCAGGCGCCTGGAACGCTGGCGATACGAAATGGCGCGTTCCGTTGTGGTGCCGACAGCGCGACACGTGGGCGTATGTCGAGCACACGGCGCAGCAGGTTCAACAGGTCAACGTGGCATGGGTGGACTTTCGAGCGGCGGCACAACAGCGGTACGCGACCGCTATCGAGAAAGTAAGCGCGGCCGTGGATATCGAGGCGGTGCGTGCGGTTGACGTTGCACCAGCATCGACCGCGTCGAGCGTGCCGGACAACATCATGACTTCGTGACCGCGATCGATGCATCGCCTTTTCTCTTTCATCTAATCGGGAGTTTCTACAATGGCTCTGGACAGCTATCACCACGGCGTTACCCTCGTCGAAATCAATCAGGGTTCGCGCCCGATCCGTTCGATTTCGACGGCAATCCTCGGCCTCGTGTGCACGGCGAAGGATGCCGACCCGGAAACCTTTCCGCTCGATACGCCCGTGCTCATTACGAACGTTATCGCGGCGCTCGGCAAGGCCGGGAAACAGGGGACGCTCCGAAAGGCGCTGACGGCGATCGGCGCACAAACCAAGCCGATGACCGTTATCGTGCGCGTCGCCGAAGGCGCAGACGATGCCGCGACCACGTCGAGCGTCGTCGGCACGGTGACGGCCGAAGGCAAATACACCGGCATGAAAGCGCTGCTGACGGCACAGGCAAAGCTCGGCGTGAAGCCGCGGATTCTCGGTGCGCCGTTCCTCGACACGCTGCCTGTCGCGAATGCGCTCGTGACCACGGCCAAAGCGTTGAAGGGCTTCGCGTACGCGTACGCCGCCGGCGCGAAAACGAAGGAAGAGGCGACCGCGTACCGCAAGCAGTTCGCCGCGCGCGAGCTGATGGTTCTGTGGCCGAATTTCCTTGCGTGGGACGACACTGCCAACGCGACCGCCGAACTGTCGTCCGTCGCGGTCGCAATGGGTCTGCGCGCGAAGATCGACAACGATATCGGCTGGCACAAGACCCTGTCCAACGTTGCCGTCAACGGCGTGACTGGTATCAGCGCGGATGTGTCGTGGGATTTGCAAGACCCGTCGACCGATGCCGGCTACCTGAACGAACAGGACGTGACGACGCTGATCAATCAGAACGGCTATCGATTCTGGGGCTCGCGCACGTGCTCGGACGATCCGCTGTTCGCGTTCGAGAACTACACGCGCACCGCGCAGGTCGTCGGCGATTCGATCGCGCTCGCGCAGATGGTGAACGTCGACGGGCCGCTGAATCCGTCGCTGCCGCGCGACATTATCGAGAGCATCAACGGGAAGTTTCGGCAGTGGGTTTCGCTCGGCTATCTGATCGGCGGTTCCTCGTGGTTCGACCCGGAGCCGAACACGACCGACGTGCTCAAGGCAGGGCAGGCGTACATCGATTACGACTACACGCCGGTTCCGCCGCTGGAAAACCTCACGCTGCGTCAGCGCATCACTGACCGCTATCTCGCCGACTTCGCGTCGAAGGTCAACGCCTGACCGACGCGCTAAACCGCACATACAGGAGTAATCGAACATGGCATTGCCGCGCAAACTCAAGGGGTTCAACCTGTTCCAGAACGGCGAAAATTTCGTCGGGCAGGTCGCAGAAGTCACGCTGCCGAAGCTGACGCGAAAGATGGAGGACTGGCAGGGCGGCGGCATGGGCGGCCCGATCAAGGTCGATTTCGGCAACGAAGGCATTCAGATGGAATGGACTGCCGGCGGCTTCATGAAAAGCGTGTTGCAGCAGTACGGCATCACGCAGCACGACGGCGTGCTGTTGCGCTTCGCCGGCGGCTATCAGGCCGAAGACTCGCAGAGCGTTGACTCGATCGAGATCGTCATCAAGGGCCGGCATAGCGAAATCGATCCGGGCACGGCGAAATCGAAGGAAGACACGTCGTTCAAGGTGACGACCGTCGCGAGCTACTACAAGCTTTCGATCAACGGCGAGGACATCATCGAGATCGACTTCGTCAACATGATCGAGCGGATCAACGGTAGCGATCTGCTCGCGGCGCTGCGCACCGCGATCGGGCTGTAATTTTTCGCCTTGGCCGGCGACGCCGGCGGGGCAGTCATCTATCCATCATTCGAGAGGAACATTATGAAGTCGACCCAAGCCACTATCGCGGATGCAGCACTGCCGGAAACGCCGGATCACGATGATCCGAACACCCTCACGCTCGACACGCCGCTCGTGCGGGGTAACCAGACCATCGAGCGCGTCACGCTGCGCAAACCGAAATCGGGCGAGCTGCGCGGCGTGTCGCTATCCGACCTCGTGAACCTCGACGTTGTCGCTCTTTCGAAGGTGCTGCCTCGCATCAGCACGCCGACGTTGACGGAATCCGACGTTGCCAATATCGACCCGGCCGACCTCGTTCAACTGGGGGGTATCTTCGCCGGTTTTTTGATGCCGAAGGCCGTGAAATCGAAACTGGGCTACCAGACCGAGTAGAAGACGCGATGGCGGATATCGCGAGCGTGTTCGGCGGTTGGACGCCGCCGCTGATGGACGCCTTCACGCTGACCGAACTGATGGACTGGCGCGAGCGCGCACGTGTTCGCCAAGGAAGTGAATAACGATGGACAATGCCCTGAAACTTCGCGTCGTGTTCGACATGATCGACAACATGACGAAGCCCCTTAAAAATATGCTGGCCGGAAACAAGGGGCTTGCCAGTTCGCTGAAAGAGACGCGCCGCGAGCTGGCCGAAATGGGGAAGACGCAAAAGACCGTCGGCGAGTTCCGGCAGATGCGCACCGGGCTCGGCGCGACCGCTTCGCGGTTGAATGCAGCGCGCGGCCGTGTGACTGAGCTGGCCGGATCGCTGCGCGCGTTCGGCCCGCCATCGCGCCAGATGATCGCGGATTTCGATAAGGCGAAGCAATCCGCCGCGCGACTGTCTGCCGAGCATGAGAAGCAATCCGCGCGCGTGAAGACGCTGCGCGAACAACTTTCCGGCGCCGGGATCAACACCCGGAACCTGTCGCAGCACGAGCGCGATTTGCGCGCGAGCATGGCGTCGACCAACGCGACGATCAGCGATCAGATGCGCCGGCTCGGCGAACTGGCCGACCGCGAAAGACGCGTTGGTGCAGCACGGTCGAAGATGCAGGCGATGCAGGGCGTCGCGGCCGGGATGGCCGTCGGCGGCTACGCGGCGAAATCGGCCGGCGGGCATATCCTCGGCGATCTAGCCGGCACCCTAGACGAAGCGAAGAAGATGCAGAACGAGCGCGCGCGCATCACGGCGTTCGGGCTGGGCGATCACGCGACGAAAGACGCCGAAAAGTACGTTCGCGCAATGAACACGATGGGCGTCAGCACGTCCGACAACATGACGTTGATGCGCGACGCGCTGTCGATTTTCGCCGACGAGCATCACGCGCAAATGGTCATGCCGACGCTGTCGAAAATGAAGTTCGCTAACGACACGCTGTTTGGCGCGGAAGACGCACACGCGAACGAAGAGAAGTTCATGAACATGCTGAAAGTGATCGAGCTGCGCGGCGGCACGAAAGACGAAGCGACGTTCAAGAACGAAGCGGACATGGTGCAAAAGGTGCTAACGGCGACGGGCGGCCGCGTCGGCGGCGATGAATGGCGCAACTTCATCCAGACCGGCGGCGTTGCAGCGAAGCAGATGCGGCAGGACGCGTTCTATTACCAGATGGAACCGCTCATTCAGGAAATGGGCGGCCACGGGGTCGGCACCGGTCTAATGTCTGCATACAGTAACGTCTACCAAGGCAAGACGACGGTTCGAGCATCGCAGGAAATGATGAAGCTCGGCCTGCTCGATAAAAAGAACGTCGAGTACAACAAAATCGGGATGATCAAACGTATCAAGCCCGGCGCGCTGCTCGGCGGCGATCTGTTTAAGGCGTCGCCGCTCGAGTGGTTGGAAAAGGTGTTGCTGCCGCAGATGGCGAAGAAGGGCATCACGGACCCGGACAAGGTGAAAGACACGATTTCGACGATCTTCACCAACCGGACGGCCGCGAATCTGTTCTCGACCATGTATATGCAGCGGGATCAGATTCACAAAAACGAGCGGTTGAACAAGGGCGCATACGGCATCGACGATGCGCACAAACTTGCAAGGGAGCAAATTAACGGCAAGGAAATCGACGTTCTGTCGAAGTTGAGAAACGTGCGAACCGAAATCGGTGAGAGCATCGCGCCGATGTATAACGCGGCGTTGGACAAGACTCGCGCAGTCCTCGATCGGCTGCTCGGCTCGATCAAGCGGCACCAGACCGCCGCGAAGATTATTTTGTCGGTTGCGGCGGCGTTCGGC